GCCGCACTTAATTCACTACTACAAGGATGCGGGGCTATCATTGCAAAGCAGTGGTGTATTGAGGCGCACAAGACCTTTAAGAAACAAGGACTACCTGTACGGCAGGTTGCATTTGTGCATGATGAAATTCAAATTGAAACAGAGGAGAAGTATGGTGACGAGGTTGCACACATCATGTGTGATGCGGCCTCACAAGCCGGGACTACCTTGGGCTTTCGTTGCCCAGTAGATGCCGAATCAAAGATTGGTAAAAATTGGTTTGACACACACTAAATTTGTGTGTTATAATATATAGTATACCACCAACAAAAGGAGAATGGTATGGAACAATCACAACGTGTAAAGATTAAAGCTGACGTAATGTGGGCTTACTTAGATCGTCAGAACGAAATGTCTGGCAAGTATCAGGTGGATCTTTGCAACCTGTCAGATGCGGCAGTTGATGCCCTTGAAGGTATGGGCCTCACTGTACGTCAGAAGGACGACAAGGGATACTTCATCACTTGTAAGTCTAACAACCCTATCAAAGCATTCGACAAGAATGGGGACATCATTGAAGGCATCTCTGTCGGCAATGGTTCAAAGGCTACGGCTCTCGTAGGATTCTATGAGTGGCGTTATCAGAAGAAGGAAGGTGTCTCTCCTTCTTTGAAGAAGCTCGTTATCAATGAGCTACAAACCTATGAGGATGCAGAGCCTGTATCCGACATGGACGACGACGAGGTACTATAACATGTGCCACGCCCTTATAGACGCTGACATCCTGGTCTATCGTATTGGCTTTGCCACTAACGATGATGACGCAGACATGGCAATCAGCACAATGGCAAGCTACATTGAGGACATTCTCATGGTGGATTTACCTGAAGCTCAGACGTGGGAATTGTTTCTCACAGGTACGAATAACTTCAGGAAGGAGAAAGCTGTCACTGCCCCCTATAAGGGCAATCGTAAGTCAGAGAAGCCTGTTCATTACACTCTGCTACGCGACTATCTGCAACTCTCATGGGGTGCTTACATGACCGATGGGATTGAAGCAGATGACATGCTAGCAATCAGAGCTACAGAGCTTGGTGAAGATAGTGTGATCGTTACACTGGACAAAGACCTAGACCAAGTAGTTGGTTGGCATTACAACTTTGCCAAGAAAAACAAATACTTCATCACCAAAGATGAGGGGCTTCTCAACTTCTATAAGCAGTTCTTAGTCGGGGATCGTACCGACAACATCCTCGGTGTCAAAGGCATTGGTGATAAGAAAGCCCATAAACTACTGGAAGGACAATCAGAACCAGAGATGTGGAAGACAGTCGTTGAACACTTGGGGGAAGAACGAGCCATTGAGAATGGACACCTCTTGTACATGTTACGACACCCCACTGATAGTTTTGCACCTCCAGTATGAGAGGAGTTAAGAACAAAGCAGGGAACACATGGACATCTGCACGGTACTTTGGTTTCATTCGTTCGGCACTACGCAGAGCATGGACTAAGTACCCTGTCAGATACCAGGTTATGGATACAGCAAAGCATCCATACAAAGGCAAGGATAAACGCACCAAGTGGGTGTACCAATGCAGAGCATGCAAAGGACTGTACAAGTCCACTGAGGTACAGGTAGATCATATCAAACCTGCAGGTACTCTCAGAGACTACAAAGATCTGCCTTCATTTGTGAGCAACTTATTCTGTGAGGCTGACAACCTACAGGTATTATGCAAGGACTGTCACAATTTGAAGACTAAAGAGGAGAGAGCCAATGGCAAATAGATTTGATGATTTATTTTGTAATGAAGAAGATGAAGCTAAGATCAAAGTGAATCTAACATTTGAACAGTATAATAGAAAAACTACGTTGGATGTAACATATGATGAGATTACTGAATGGAGCGAAGTTTTGAGTGATGTGGTTGCTTTGATCGAGTCTCAGTATGGATACTCATTCGACATTGAAGGGCTTGGTATCTACTATCAAGGTAAGAAAGAACCATGAGAAAGTTTGTAAACACCAAGACTGGTGATGTGTACCACACTGGTGATGCTGAGTCGATTGAAGACTATGACACCCTTGTTGGTGTAGAAAATCTCAAATACATGGTGGAAGAAAAATGCACTTCCTCTTACCAAGTAGGGGGTGAACACTACACCAACAAAGCTGTCCAACCGTGGCAAGCAATGGAAGCATGGATGACTGAGGATCAGTTCAAAGGATTCATGTTAGGGAATGTAATCAAATACATAGCACGTTTTCAGGACAAGGGAGGCAAACACGATTTAGAGAAGGCCAAACATTATCTTGACAAGTGCTTAGAACTCTGGTAAAATAATAGGTTCCGCTTGTGCTAACGTTTGAAGAAATAAAAGAAAAGCTCACACAACTTGACGAGATTACTTTGATGGAAACATTACAGATTACATCAGAGGATCTGGTCAATAAGTTTGCGGATCGCATTGAAGAAAAACAAGACCTACTGGAGAATGATTTAGATGACACAACACCTTGGGATAACGATTGATTATGAAAGAGACAATCGCCTTAGCCATCAAGCAATTACACTCATGGCTGACTACTACATGCTTGACCATGAAAGGTCTCCTCAAGAAGCTTTTGCTCGTGCCGCAGTTGCTTACTGTCAAGATGACCTCGATCTTGCGCAACGCATTTACGACTATGCTTCTAAAGGTTGGTTTATGTTTGCGTCACCTGTGCTCTCAAACGCACCTGAACATGGTAGAGGCAATAGGGGCTTGCCTATTAGTTGTTTCCTTACTTACGTGGGCGACAATCTTGATAGCCTTATTGAACATAATGGTGAAGTAGCATGGCTTTCCGTAAAGGGCGGCGGTGTGGGTGGGCACTGGGGGGACGTGAGAGGGATCTCCGACAAAGCACCAGGCCCGATGCCATTCATGAAAGTAGTAGACAGTCAGATGACAGCCTACAAACAGGGGAAGACACGGAAGGGAAGCTATGCGGCCTACCTAAACGTAAGCCATCCTGATATCGAGGAGTTTATATCCTTCAAAGTACCGACAGGTGGAGACATCAATCGGAAATGTTTTAATCTTTTTAACGCAGTGAACATCACTGATGAATTTATGGGAGCAGTAATTAATGATGCAGACTTCAACCTTACAGACCCGAATACAGGAATTGTCAGAGATACAGTCAAGGCTCGCAAGCTTTGGCAACGAATCCTTGAAGCTAGGTTCAGAACTGGTAGCCCTTACCTTAACTTTATCGACACAGCCCAACGAGCTTTACCAGAAAGTCAGAGAAGGCTTGGACTCAAGCTTAATGGGAGCAACCTCTGCAATGAAATCCATCTCGCAACAAGTGAAGAACGCACAGCAGTCTGTTGCCTCTCCTCAGTCAACCTTGAACTCTACGATGAGTGGAGAACAAGCGGCATGGTTGGAGACCTTATCAGATTCCTGGACAACGTGCTTCAATACTTTATTGACAACGCACCAGAAGAACTTGGAAAAGCTGTATACTCAGCATACAGAGAACGTTCAGTCGGTCTTGGAGCAATGGGCTTCCACGGCTACCTCCAGTCCAAAAACATAGCGTGGGAGAGTTGGCAGGCCGCAAGTGAAAACTACTCCATCTTCAAAGACATCAAGACCCAAGCTGTCGAGGCTACCTACCAACTCGCTGTGGAGCGTGGCGAATGCCCTGATGGAGTGGGTTATGGTGTTAGAAATATGCATCTGTTGGCTATTGCTCCTAACGCTAATTCTAGCATCTTATGTGGGTGTACTGCTAGTATTGAGCCCCGCATATCAAATTGCTACGTGCATCGTACTAGGGCTGGCAGTCATACTGTACGCAATCCGTATCTGGAGGAGGTCTTAGATGCTCATGGAAGGAATAACAAGGCAACGTGGAAGTCGATACTTGAGAGTGAAGGCTCTGTGCAACACTTGGACTGGTTGTCGGACGCTGAGAGAGATGCGTTTAAGACTGCGTTTGAACTTGATCAGAACTGGGTTGTTGAACACGCCGCAAAACGACAAGAGTTTATCTGCCAAGGACAATCAGTCAACGTATTCTTTCCATCCGGCACGGATAAAGCTATTGTTAATCAAGTCCATCTCAAGGCTTGGAAAGAAGGACTTAAAGGGTTATACTACCTGCGCACCACTTCGGGCGTTACAGCGGAGAAAGTGGGAACTAAGGTAGATCGTAATGCGCTGAAGGACTTTGACGGTGACGAGTGTGTATCATGTCAGGGATAGAGTACACCATAGAAGCTTCCATTGACGATGTGAAGTGGACTCTTTATTCTCATGTAGATACCAACTACAATGGCATCGCTAAGAACTTCATCTGTGAAGGTACACTTGAGGAGTGTGAATCACGATTGAATCAGATGAAAGCCTTGGATGAACTTGCCAAGCAACAGCAAGAGTTGGGGCTAGAATGAAAGAGAAGAATACACCATGAGCGAAAACGAACACGGCTACTGCCCTAACTGTGGCATGGACTTTGACGGTGATCTCATCTGGGACACTGGCTTGGAGATGCATGGTACTGAAGAACGTGCAGATGACTACGCCGAAGCCTACGGTGCGACACGTACTACAGGCAGATGGGGTAAGAAGGTTGGTGTCTACGATATGGAGAAGGACATGACTACACATTGGAAGTGTCCTGACTGTGCTCATGAGTGGCCTAGGTAGTTTAAAAAATGGTTCATATGCATACCATAAGTATGTAATATGGTACATATATAAACCAGTTAAGGAGAAGAACGCATGACAGAACGTAACCTGAAGAATGAGATTGAAGAAGGACTGGATAACATTCCACTCATTACAGTGAGTGAATTGAAAGAGAATGAGGATGGCTCTGCCACTGCACAGGTTGATACAAGCCCTGAAGGAACTAGGATGCTTGTAGAGCTTGGCCTTATCTCACTGCTTGAGAAGGCTATTGACGCAGATAATACAGAGTACACAATCAAGGATGGTCTACACGAATAGTGCAGAAAAGTGTTGTTTGTGTACACTTATATGCGCATAAAAGTGTATAACATATTATCTATAACGTGTTAAAGAAGTAGTAAATGGATAACACATTATCTAGTATGAACGAGTACGAACGAGCACTAACAACAATGGGAGAGTCTGGAGTAGTGGTAGTTGATGCACTCTTCAGGCTCTGTGTTGTTATCTTGGTAGACGTAGCCAACGTGTTAGGCATTAGCTATGAAGCTTTGAACATCTGGTTGTTTGTTATCATTCAGCCAGGCATAATAATTTATTTGGTCTGGAGACTATGGAAACAAAAGTACAAAACATACTCAAACGGTTAGGGCTAATCAAAGACTCTGATCCTTTTAATAAACAAATACTCAACGATTGCTTTGATCTCTTCAAAGAAATGCAAACAGAAATAGAAAGACTACAGTATCACAACAACAATCTAATGAATGTGATATATCAGAATCAAGAATCACTGGAGAATGTGAATGAGCCTACTGGAACTTAACACTACATACAAACCATTCAAGTATCCTTGGGCTGTTGAGTATGCAACACAGCATGAACGCATTCACTGGATTGAGGACGAACTGGAGCTACAAACAGATGTCAATCACTGGAAGTCGGGGGCACTATCGGAGGCAGAGAAGCACCATATCACCCAGATTCTGCGGCTCTTCACTCAGACAGACGTTGCGGTTGGGACAAACTACCTTGAGTATTATATACCCAAGTTTAAGAACAATGAAATCAGGGCAATGCTCACAGCCTTTGCTAGTCGGGAGTTCATCCACCAACGAGCCTATGCGTTGCTTAACGACACTCTTGGACTACCTGAAGAAGAGTTCGGAACATTCCTAGAGTACACACAGATGGCTGACAAGGTAGAGTTTATGGGAAACGTAGACCTCCACAGTCACCAAGGCACAGCACTGGCTATCGCACGGAGTGTACTGAATGAGGGAATGAGTCTGTTCAGTGCGTTTGCAATGCTACTCAACTATCAAAGGTACGGCAAGATGCCAGGAATGTGCACTGTTGTTGAGTGGTCTGTACGTGATGAG